TTAATTCTCCAAGTGGGGATGGTGCTTCAGCGCAAGGCTGAGGTTAGGAACAGTGGCTGGCAGGCCCGCTGATACCCCTCAGTCTGCCAATTTTCTAACTAACAGAAAGAATCAAATGAAACACGACAAAACATTTGAAGCAATTAACAAACTCAAAGAAGTAGAACTTGAGTTGCACCGTTTGAAAAACGCTTTGGAAATGACCAACAGAGCACTAGAAACAAAAGATGAGCCTGTGGCATGGGGCATGGAAACAGACGGTCTTATCTATGATGTTATCTGCCCTGACGAACATGAGCGTGAAGAAGGCGAATACACCATACCTCTTTACATCACACCACAACGCACATGGGTAGAACTGACGGATGATGAGATTGAAGAAGTGTGGGGCAATACGCCAATAATGCTTAACGCTCGCAACAACAGCATACGGATTAACTTTGCCAAATCCATTGAAGCCAAACTAAAGGAGAAAAATCATGGCAACTAAGAAAACTGTGGCTAAGAAAGCCACTAAACCTAAACACATCTTTGTAGCAACACCTATGTATGGAGGGATGTGCTCAGGCTTTTATGTACAGTCTCTGCTACCCATGCAGAAGATGCTAGACGAACAAGGCATACGCTCTAGCTACAGCTTTATGTTCAACGAAAGCCTGATACAGCGGGCTAGAAACGCTCTGGTCAACGTCTTTATGCAGAATGATGAGTTCACTCATCTCATGTTCATAGACGCTGATATACGCTTTAATGCCTCTGACATCATCCACATGGTGAACTCTGACGTAGACGTTATCTGCGGTATTTATCCTAAGAAAGAGATTAACTGGCTAGGGGTAGAGAAAGCAGTCCATGAAGGTGTACCCGCAGACTCTCTCAAGAAGTACACAGGTAGCCTGGTAGTGAACCTCAAGAACTACTCTGGTTCTGTCACTGTGCCGATTAACAAGCCAGTAGAGATTTGGAATGGCGGTACAGGGTTTATGTTGATTAAGAGAAGTGTGTTCACCAAGCTCAAGAAGCACGTTCAGAGCTATCTTAATGACGTAGCAGACACTTCAGGAACCCTAAAGAACCACAGGGTACACGAATACTTCCCTGTGATGATAGAGCCTGAGACTGGCAGACTCCTGTCTGAAGACTATGCCTTTTGTTATCTAGCGAGAAAGCATGGCATCAAGATTTACGCTGCTCCTTGGGCTAATCTAGGCCACATGGGAAGCTATCTCTTTGAAGGAGGACTGCTACCTGCACCTTAACGACAACCCCATCTTTTACGGGCAGCTTTACCACGCTCGCCCGTCCAACCAGAACTGCGAGCACAGAATGATTTATGTCTTGGGCCTGATTTTTGGGGTGCTTTTAGCTTGCTCCCTGTTGCTTTGTTGTACTTTGCTCGTCCTTTGGCTGTCAACCCTCCCCCTCGGGATACTGGGAGTTTTTCTCCTCGGCCTACTGATAGGTTTGGACCTGACTTTCTAGGCATATAAACGTGTCCCTTGCTTGTCAATTATGAGCCGTTGTAGTCTAGGCTGGTCATTAGGACTATTAGGCACAGATATATGAGTCCAACGGTCAAACTCACGAATAATTTGGTCATACTTTAAGTCACTCGCAATGATAGCCTTGACCACTTCATCTGGGGTCATACCAGGAACCCTAATATCTGCTGCACACCCAAGCCTATGCTGAGACGTGTTTTTGCTACCCACGGCAGTATTCACGGCCTCACTACGGTAGGCACTGTTGACCATAATAGGCTTGCCTCCTAGAGTCTCTTTCACTTGCTCTAGGAACTCAGCCAAGCGCATTAGGTTAGCCTTTTCATACTCACTGGGATTGTTGTCCAGCTCTCGGTGGTCAGTATAAGTCAGCTCTTCTAGCGTGAAGTGTTCTGTAAGAATCGTCATTTTGCAGGTGTACTTTGATGTAGAAGTGCATCTTTGTTCTGGCTAGATGCTGAAGAGCCAAAATAGAAACTAATCACCCCAGTCCACGCAGTACCTAGAGAACCCAATAGGAGCATCAAGGCATCACTAGAAGTTACTTTCCCTGTCATCATACCTACTAGGATACCAAAGAAGCCTACAGTGATGATTAGAGCCAACAGGGGAGGAATAAAAGACTTAGTGGTAGTCTGCATATCCCTAGCAGACTTTCTGTCTTGTACAGCCAGTTCCTCAAAGTTCAAGCCCATCTGCTGAGCTTTCTCTTTCAACGATATTTCAGCAGCCTGAATCTGGGCTATCTGGTCAGCAGTGAGTTTGCCAGAATTGATAGTGTCCTGCACCTGATTAGGGTCTACACCTATAGCCTTAGAGACTGCCTCTACAGCGAGTCCTGCGAGTGGACCGCCTAAGCAACTGGCTATGGTAGGGGCTATGCTTTCAATCCAACTCATCTGTGAACTCCATTTTTACTGTTTTCGTAATCAACATGGATAGCATACATGAGAGCAGAGAAGACCGTCAAGAGGACAAAGCAACCAGCAAGTAACGCTCCACGTACCTGCCATTTGTCAATAAACTGCCGTCTCTTGAGAGCAGCTTCTTCCAAGGCTTTTTTTGTTCACGCTCGACTTTTTCTCGCTCTTTTTTAACTATCTCACGCATTTCCGTGAATTTCTGCCAGAGTCCAGGCATACCAATCTGGTAAATAATCATCTCTCTGAGGTCAGTCTCCATCTGCTCCAACTGTTGCTGTCTCAAGATGCGATTCATAGCCTCTTCATTGATAGAGACATTCTTGGCTAAGGGCTTCTTCTTGGCCTCTTTCTCAGCTTCTTTAAAGGCTTCTTGATGGGTAAAGAACGCACCCAGATGCTGGCCTACATCTTGGACAATATCCGCTACGTCCTTACCATCTTTCTTAAAGTCTTGGTAAAGCTCTATACACTCACGGATACCTGCGTGTGCTGCTTTACACGCTGCAAATATCGTGATGGGGTCCATTAGTACCCCTGTGACGTACCGTCATTCAGAATTAAAACACCACCGATGTTTACACTGACAACAGCAGCCGTGGCAGCACTACTGGCAATTTGGAATCTCAAGTCTGTGCCAGCAGGGTATCCATAAGGAAAGTGTCTTTGAACTTCATAATTGGTGTTGAAAGGTGTTTGCACAATCACTTTCTCCACACCTGAAGACGCATTGGTGATAGCTCTGTAGGTAGTGTAGTTGGCAGTATTTCCATTGAAACTAGAATACGCACCGTATCTCCAACCATAGAAGGTATAACCATTGGGGACTGTGTAAACAGCCATTTGAGATACGCCAATACTGGTTGTAGAGCCACTTACCGTTGTAGTGTTTATCTGAGCGTAGACGTTACCGCCACCAGACAAAGTGACAACGCCTGTGGGATTGGTAGCCGATCCAACAGACACCGCAATGCTATTGATACGGAAATAGCTGTTAACAGTAGTGACATTGGTTGTTCCATTTAACGCTAGATTTTCAGACAAGAGGTTGTAACTGGCATCCAATCCTGAAATGGCAATCGTAGCAGTGTCAGTATTGACCGTGCTCACCAACGTCATTGTGGAGGCAGAACTAGGGAAGACATAGTCTGTTGTAGCCATGTTTTCCCAAACAGTCCTGAACAACCCAGCCGTAGCAGGTGTCGTGCCATAAGCAAATATGTTGGCTGGACTATGATAGGGAATTTGCCCTCTAGCAACCTGAAGTTCGAAAGGTTCTGACCTCCCGTGCTGGGTCATTGAAAAGGTAGACTGAGCCATTAGTAAACCTTTCCACCACCGCCTGAAGTGGGTGACTTCTTAGTGTTGTACGTAGGTGTGTCTGAGAAGTCAAACACGCTTCTAAAGCCTCCTTTTGGTAACTCACCAGGCTGCCATCTGGTCATGTCAGCAGTGCCGTCACGGGGCAACTGAGGACGCACAGACTTGGCTACTTGCTGATTAAGCGTGTGGTCACGCTGTGGGTCACTAGAAGCATTGTGCATGTGCTGATTTTCAAAATTAGCACTGGGAGAGTATGGATTAACTCTCTGGACGTTCGTCTTTGACATGGTTTCTCTCCTTGGTTTGCACCACTAAGTATGCGAATAACACAAATATACCAAGGGTTGCCACCCTTGTCCAATCTCCTGCCCACATGGTGTAACAGGCTAATCCACACGACATAGCCAAAGCCAATATCGTCACTAACCTATCTGATAACACCTCTAAAGCAATACGCACGAATCTGATTAAACTAGCATCCATAATACCCCCTTTTGAAAGGTATCATCTTATCATGTGTCTTCATCATCGTCTAATACAAATCCTTGTCCCCAAGCACTATCTTCATCTTTCATCTTGAGGGCTTCTAGTTTCAAGGCTCTGTCGATAATCCTAGTCTTGTCAATAATGGTGGCCTCTGGGTCTGCCATCACCTGTGACATCAGGAGGTTGATAGCCTCCTCTAGCTTAGGATTGATACCCTTTTCTTGTTTTTTCTTACTCATTCTTGTCTTTTACCTGAGTGTATTTTTCTAATGGTGCTAGTGGTTGGATGTACCCAGCTTTACTGCCTAATTTGGTTGCTGCACGGGGTTGCATACCTGCTTGCAATATTTTTGCCAATGGACTCTCAGTAAAGAATTGAGTTGCAGCAGCAAATGGTCCAGCAGTCGGAACATTCTTGAATTTAAGAATATTTCCAAATTCACCCAAATCTTCGTATAAAGGACTTCTTGTAGCCGTACCACCCGTTCTGTTTGTAATTACATCAAGTAATTTGTTTGGGTTAAGTTGTCCTGCTGCGGTCACACCCTCACGACCAGACAATTGATTAACGTCACGAATAGTTGCAAATGAATTGTATTTAGTACGCCAATCGTTGTATTGCTTAGTCAATTTACCCGTGGGGTCAATTCTGTCCAAGTTTTTAGCAGCAACATCTTCTAGCGTATCTTTAAGGTCATGCAACAGATTGGCTTGATTACCTTTGGCATTAGTCAATGCCGAGTTGACTTGCACAATAGCTTTTCTCAAATCTTCAGCAGCAAAAGATGGACTTACCAACGCACCACCTGGTCGTTGACCGCCAATGTTGTTTTCTAAGATTGTCTTGACAATATTGCCTTGTTGACCAAAAGCACCTTCTGCATCACGGGATATTTTAGTCAAATCATTGATAAAGTTGGGTGTAGATTGAAATGTTTGTCCCGCAAACAATCTATTAACTTCTGTACCTAAAGTGTCTCCAGTTGTTTTAATCCAATCTGCATCTACTGTTTTGGTTTTGTTTCCAGCTCTAGCCGTGGCTTCTTCAGTAAATTTATTAAGATTTCTAATGTTTGACTCTGGTGTAGGTCCTGCACCATATTTCATGCCTTGTTCTGCACGAGCACCAGGCCCTAATTCATATCCTAGCTTTTTACCTTTTTTGTACAATTTTTCTAGTGGCTCTTGTATATAACCCAATACTCGACCAGAAACATCTTTGGTTAATGGGGCTAGACCGCCCCCAACCATTTCAGCTACGGGTTGATAAGATTTGGGAACTCCAACTTCCTCTGCCAATTGACCTAAACCTGTTGCCCCAACAAAACCCACGGCAGCAGGAATAGCACCAACACCAGTCGAACCAGCAGCCAAAGCATAAGGTAAATTAGTTGCAGCTCTTTTTGTTAGTCTTTCTGTAAAGGTTTTAGGTTCTGGCAAGCCCGCTGCGCCAGCCATCTTTTCGCCAACAAAAGGAACAGCCTCAAGAACTCCACGAGCAGCTTGAGCAGTTGTGCCTTTTAATGCTTTTTTAGATTTACTAGAAGGCTCAACAGTCTCAATGTCATTATTTGCTTTTGGTGAAATTATTTCAATGTCATCATCCATTATTGCCCCCTTACTTCAGTAACAACGCCACCGTTAATTACATAAGTTTTACCATCAGATTTGGTTTTAGCTGTTGTTCCATCTGGTTTACCTTTTAAAGCATTTGTAACTTTTTCTGGTATTTCAGATGCAGGACTTCTGTCTTTAATATATTTTTCAATAGATTCATTTTCTAACAATGGGAACTGTTCTGGGTTGTTGTGTCTTTCAATGTTTAATTTGTAAGTCTTTAGGTTTCTATTATTGTCTTGACTACGTTCTTTAATGATTTTTAACAACGTATCTTGTCTTGAGGCTTGGTCATACAAGTTTTGAAATGATTTGTCCAAGTAAACAGAACCACGTTGACCAGAACCTTGCACATCAGATAAAGCCAAACCAAACAATTTCTTTTGCAACACTTTGGCTGCTTGTGCGTCATCAGGCTTAATTTGACCGCTTTG